GGCAACGGACGCTAAACTCTCGCATGGGCTCCGGACCCGCCGAGCGCCGCCGCCTACAGGTCGTGGGCGGCATGGGCAAGTACATTGAAACCAAGCACGCAGCCTTCCCGGACGCGCTTTACAAGCAATACCGCAACAACCTCATCCTTGCGGCCGGCCTGACTCCAACAGAACTTGGCGAGATGCAAACGAAGGGCATGGGCGGCAAGGGCATCGCCGACCTCGCGCAAAATACGTTCTTCCGCACGGGATTGTCACCGCGTAAGAAGATGGTCGAAGGCGTCATGAACGACTGGCTGCAAATGCTTGGCGCTGGAGATGACATTCGCTTTGAGCTGACTATGCCGGCGGTTGGGCTTGACCCCGCGACGCAGCAGGCGAATACGGTCAATCAGTTCATCAATGGCTTGATCACCCTCAACGAGGCGCGCTCCGGCGTCAATCAAGATCCGATGGCGGGCTACGGCGACGAACTCGTGGTCATCCGCAACGGTCAGATCATCAATCTCACAGCAGCCCTCGGTGGCGCTCCCGACAAGGACGCCGACTCCGAACAAGCGGCCCTCGCGGCAATCGCCAACCAGCCCGACGCCTCACCCTCGGACGTTGCGCAAGCACAGCGCATGATTGCCGATGGCTCATTCAGCCCGACGCGCTCGAGTTCCGGGTCGACGGGGACAAGTACGAGCAGCTCTCCGGAAACTCCGAACAGTTCCAGCTCTCCGGAATCTCCGGACACTTCAACGGCGAAGGCGATCACCCCCTACCCCATCGACATCAACGTACACGTCCTGCCAGCCTCCGACATTCCCACGGATAGAGAGACGGCGAACAAAGTCGCGCCGCGCACCATCAGCAAGATGACCGGCGTGAGCGACGACGATGACCAATACTGGCACGCTCCCCTTGCGGCGCCGGATACAATCCCCTGGCCAAAGGGCGGACACGCCAACGAAGTGAACATCGTCGCCATCGTCCCCACGAACCCGGCCTATCCGCCACAGCCCGGAGTCTGGAAGCCGCAAGACGGCGAGAGCGAAGGCGTAGCGGCACGGCTCGGACCCGGACAAGCGCAGTGCGTGCGAGAGGAAACAGCCTACTTGATTGACCGACACCTTGGCTTCTACCTCGTGCCGGTGGCATGGCTGACCACAATCGACGGGCAGGTAGGATCTGTAGCGATGTTCTCTGAGCACTGCAAGGACGCGAAGGACGCCGAGGAATACTCGCCTTATTGGGTTGAGCGGGCGGCCGTGCTTGAGTACGTCAACGGCTCGATTGATCGGCATGTCGGGAACTGGCTCGGGCACCCACAGGATGACCGTAGGCCCGTCATAATAGACAACGGCTTGACTCTTGCTGTAATCCCTAAACCGCTGTTTAGCCCCTTCATTGAAGCTTTCGCCAACCGCGAATTGTCGCCCGACATAATGGACCGCATAAAGCGCGTCAGGCACGACGAAATACTTTGGAGCACTATAGCTCGGATGACAGATCAACGGGCAGTGGATCTTGCCTTCGACCGTATGGACACCCTGTTGAGAGACGGCAAGCTCACGATTGTTGACCGCGCGGAAGCGGAAGTGACAGGCACTGAGACCTTATCCGACAAACCAACCCCAGCGGACGACGTGCTACCCGAGATGACGGATAGTTGAAGCACTCGGGCAAATACAGTATGGTGCGTACATGGACATGAAGACGTGCACTAAGTGCGGCGAAGAGAAACTGGCAACGGCTGAGTTCTTCTATGTTCGCGAGACGGGCCGCTTGCGTAGTGACTGCAAGGCGTGCACGAAGAAAGCGACGGCGGCCAACCGAAACGCGAATTACGATTGTCGGCGAGAGTACGACGCGGTGTATTATGCCAACCATCGCCACGAGAAGCTGCAGCGTTGTGCCGAGTGGTACCGTGCCAACAAGGATCAGGAGCTTGTGCGCCGCGCCGCCTTCCGAGCCGCTCACCCGGGCCACGCACTAGCATGGAACAGAAACTACAAAGCTCGCAAAAAGAATGCGAGCGGAACGCATACTACGGAAGATGTGCGGGCGCAGCATAAGCGCCAGAAGGGTTGCTGCTATTGGTGTGGGGTCAAGACGGGAGACGACTACCACGTTGACCACGTGACGCCGTTGAGTAAAGGTGGCAGCAACGGTCCAGAGAACATCGTGATCGCTTGCGCCTTCTGTAATGTGAGCAAGGGAGCGAAGTTGCCGCACGAGTTCGCCAATCGGCAGATTCCACAGTTGGTACTGACATGAGCCACGCCGCCGCCAAGCGCCAACGCCAAGCCCTCCGCTCCGGCCTCCGTGGCGAAGGTGACGGCGGGGCGGCGCTCGTGCAGAGCATGACAAGGCGGCAGGTCCTGCGCCTCGCCAAACGGGAGAACGCGCGGCTCGAACGGCGAGCGCGCAGGGGGACGATTCATCGCTCCCTCGATGAGACGGACTGATGCGCTGGCTAACTAACCAGCGTCCGCTCATCCGGGCCGCCCGCGAGAAGGCATATCAAGCCTACCTCGACGGCTGCCTGAAAGCCTACAACGGAGCATGGAAGATCGTCGAGACTCACCTGCCCGCGACCGCGAAGATGGAGAAGCGCAACCCCTACGTCGGCTCATTCCTCGACGCCTTCGCCGTGACTAAGCTGGAAACCGATGGCCACGTTATGAGTCTGCACCGCCGCGAGACTTTGGACCACTCGCGGGCCTTGCTCACCAAGGCTGGCCCCGCCCTCGGAACGCTTGCCGATCTGCTTGTGCTCAAGATGATTCGCGACCACATGCAGACTGAGTTTCACTTAGGGGCTCAGGAATCGGCGAAGGCACTCGCGGCCGGAGAGCAAGCGTGGTTTGCCTCGCAGGGCCTCAAGTACGTTCCCCCGTCCGGCAAGGCTTTGTATGCTCAGTACATTCAAGAGTTCGAGCACAAGCGAGGTGGGTTCAAGTCAATCGCCGACGGCACGACTGACGATGTTCTCGGTAAGGTCCACGAGTGGTATGACAACCCCGGCAGCGTCAACGACCTGCGCTCGGCACTGCACGACCAATTCACGCCATACAACGCCGAACGGGTAGCGCGCTCCGAATCAACGCGCATGGCCTCGGTGCAGACCACGAGCATGATGGCGGACTGGGGAGAAACTAAGTGGAGATGGGAGTCGAACGGCCAGAACCCGTGCGACGAATGTTCAGCGCTTGACGGCCAGGTCTTCGAGCTAGGTGAAATGGAGATGCCGCCGGATGGGACGCACCCGAACTGCGATTGTTCCGCGTCTACCTTGCTCCCCGACGAGATGCCGGAAGGCGGCGGGGCGCAGACGAGGAAGCGTGACGTGGGCAACTGGCTGGATATCGCTGACATTCGCACGACTCCCGAGTGGTCGCAAGCCCTAGACTGGCGGTATCAGTTGGGGCATTACTGCTACTTGCGCCGGATGATGGGCGCGGCCAACTGCTCACTGCAACCCGCCCGCCCCCGCCCTTCGTCTTTCCCCACTCCCGAGACTAACCCGAGCTACTGCCGGAAGTGCGGCGTGAAACTCAACCGCTACCACGTCGCCACATACTGCTACGCACACGGAGGCTAGCGTGCCCTTCTCATATCGCATCACCATAACCAACCCGGCGCTAAGAGACTGGCCGATGGTAGTTCGCGCCGGCCAAGAGGGTTCCGGCAAAGCGTTCGAGACAAGCATGAAGCGCTATCCGCCGGCGCGTCAAGCCCCGTGGTCAAGGCGATCTCAGGCCCTGGCCAAGCTCTGCCGCTACATCGTCGAGGGCCAGGTTGTCTCGTTCGGCGGCCCCGAGTATCTGAAGTACCTGCTGGAGGGCACGGGCATCTATGGCCCCACTGGCCAGCCCATCGTCGCCAAGCCCGGCAAGGTCTTCGCAATCCCGATCACCGGGGCGGCGAACATCGGCTCGCTCGGGATCTCAACTCGTTCGATGGGCCTCTCCTACAGCGCGAAGGGCGGCCACCTCGAGTCCCGCGATACCGGCGTCTTGTTCACGCGCAAGATCAAAGGCTCCGTATGGCCTGGTAAGAAAGTGGAGATACAGGTCGAAGTGGTGAAGGGCTTCAAGGCCGGACTGTTGAGGGGGATGGGGAAGTGAGCACCGCGGACATGAAGACCGACCCGCCCGTCACCATGAAGTAACCTAGTTGGCGCACCGGCCTCAGCTTCGGCAGGTCGGAGGGATTAGCGGCCTGCACTGGAGGGGGTCAGGCAAACATAGAGTGAGACCCCCCCAATGTAACATCACGTTTCGCCAATGTAACCAGTTCGCGGCTTCGCGAGGTATTGCCACGTCCCCACCCCCCCTAATCTGACTCTCCCGCAAAGTTTTTTCTCCTGACTGTTGACCGCGAAGCGCAGCCGCTGGGACAATGATAGTGAGGGGTAAATCTGTCTTTTCGATTGGAGATATATGACAGATATCAGGTTCGACTTCGCAATCACTAAGCTTGATTCCGAGAAACGGCTTGTCGAAGGATGGGCGAGTACCGAGGCGCTCGACAGACAAGGCGACATTATCCCGTTTGAGGTTGCTACTAAGGCATTCTCCGACGCCGCGCAATGGATGGGGATTCGCGAGCAGCACGACCCCCTCAAAGCCATTGGCAGACTCAACGACTGGAAACCCGACAAGGATAAGCGTGCAATCTGGACGCAGGTTTATGTTTCTAAGTCTAGCGATGGTCAAAATACGTGGACTAAACTAGAAGAGAAGATACTCAAAGGTTTCAGCGTTGCCGGGCGTTGCTCTGACTTCCACTTCGATAAGGGCGCGCGCATTCTCGACAATCTCGACCTCACCGAACTCAGTTTGGTGGACGTTCCCGCAAACCCGGGCGCCATGATCATTAATCTCGTAAAGCTCGCCGATGGTGAGCCCCATCAAATAGCCACACAGGAGGAAACGCACGTGTCCACTTTGACCGACCGTCTGCTTGAGAAGGCAGGTGTAGGCGACGTCCAGACGTATCTGCTCAAGACTCTCATGCTCGAGCAAATCGCCAAGGGCGCGTCGCCGTCCGACCTCATCTCAAGCGTCATTGAGACTCTGAGCGGGTCCGAAGACCCCGCCGCGCAACAGGCCACCGCTGCGTTGACCGTCCTGGGCGATATCATGTCAAGCTCGCCGTCCAGCTCTTCGAGCTCTAGCAGCCCTTCGAGTTCCAGCGGTTCCAGCTCTAGCGATTCCGTTGGATTCCCCGGCTCCAGCTCGGACATCAGCCTGGCCAGCCCGTTCTCTTCGGGCAGTTCTTCGAGCGGCTCGAGCTCTTCGAGTCCCTCGAGCTCTAGCAGCCCGTCGAGTTCTTCGAGCCCGTCCTCAAGCTCGAGCCCCTCAAGCTCAAGCTCTCCGTCTAGTTCGTCTAGCCCCTCTTCGTCCAGCTCCAAAGAGTCGAGTTGTTCGCTGTGCGGCGCCAGCAAGTGCGACAAGGCCGATGAGCCGGAAGTCGAGAAGGGCATGTCTGGCATGATCACGCTTAATCAGGCCATCCCCGCCACTCCCGCTGGCACCGTCAACGGATCACTCATGGGCACCCCCGCCATGTCGGCTATGGGAATCACCATGGATAACATCGACGGCCTTATCGCCTCCAAGCTGAACGCCGCGATGGCGAGCATGAAGCCCGCCGAGAATCCAACCGCTATGCCGACTGCCAAGGTGGACGACGTGACTCCACCGGCTGGCGATGTGCCTCCGCAGAACGGCCCGCGCATCAACCCCCTCGAGAAGGCCATCCGCGATCACGACATGGACGCCTTCGCCAAGGGCTGCGGCAACGACAAGAACAAAATGGAAGCTCAGCGCGACACGCTGCTCAAGTCGGCCCTGAGTGAAATGGGCATCTCCTCGGGTGCTGTCCTCCAACGACTCTCCGCTTAGTCAGAGACATAGGAAAGGAAACGCAAGTGTATAACGCAGACCTCAACGCTCTGGCTGGCCAGCTCGGGATGGTTCCCGAGGGCACCCAGGCTGCCGCTTTGGGCGACATCAAGAAGGCTATGGCCATCGGCTCCGGCTTCCTCGGCGTCAACCTCGAGCGCCCAGCGGCATTGCTCATGCCGTTTGTGTCACTTCTGAGAAACCGCACCCCCGTCGATACCCCTCAACAGGGTTCGGACCGGGTAACCTGGCGGACGCAGTTCGGCTTCGGCTCGTATGACTTCGCGGTCAACATGGGTACCGCCGAGAACGCGAACGGCGGCGAGGCTGGCGGCACCGCGACCACATTTGAGGCGCCGTACTTCACGCAGGCCGTGCACAACTCCGTCACCCTGCAGTCCATGAAGGCGGCCGAGGGTTACGACGATCCTCTGCAAATCGCCGTGATGACCGACCTCGCGACTCTGCTTCGTCAAGAGGAATTGAACCACCTGGGCGGGAACTACGCCGCTATCCCCGCGCCGACTGGCCTCACGGCTGTGGCGGTTTCGGGCTCCGGCGTTACGGCGCTTGCCTACTATCAGGTGACCGCTCTTACGCTTCAGGGCTATCTGGCCAACCTTGCCGGCGCGAACGCCACGCTTGGGCCGCTTGGTGCAGGCTCGCTCTTGGGTGAGTCCGTCGGTTGCGCCCAGGTTGCCGTAACGAACGGCGCGGGTTCATGCGCCTACGTCACCCTGCAGTGGAACCCCGTCCCCGGCGCCGTGGCCTACAAGGTATACGGCGGCACGACTGGGGCCGAGTGCCTCATCGCCGTGTCGAAGCTCGGCTACCGGAACGACGCTGGCATGGGCGCGGCTTTCGTGCCTCAGGTCTCGACACAGGCGTTTGTTACCACCACTGCCTGTCAGCAGATCGCCACTGGAGCGACCGCTACTCCGATCCCGACCGTCGACGGTTCAGCCAACTCCTTCGCGGGCGAAGGCATCATAAGCTGGATGCAGAAGCACACCCTCTACAGCAAGGCGATTCCTGCTGGCAACTACCAGCAGAGCGTTGACTGCGGCGGCCTTCCGCTCACAGTTGGCTCCGACGGTATCACCGAGTTCGACAACATCCTCATGCCTTTGTGGATGACGTGGAAGACGAGCCCGACGTTCATCATCGGCTCGCCTAAGTCGATCTCTAGCGTGTCCGGCAAGCTCATGTCAGTTGGTACTAACAACTACCGTATTGACATTAGCGCCGAGCGCGGCCACTTCGTCGGTGGCATGTTCGCCGGTGGGTATCTCAACAAGTTCGTGGCCAACGTCCTGACCGGTATGCCGGACGTTATCCCGCTGCTTGCCCACCCCGAGATGCCTGACGGCACGTTCCTGTTCATGTCCGAGAAGATCCCGTATCAGTATGCGCGGGAGGCTCGCGCTTGGGCACTCGACGTACAGCTGCCTTACACGTACTTCGAGCTTGCTCGCACCGTGCCGACGTTCCCATTCACCACGATGAACATTCAGACGCTCAAGTGCTATCACCCGAGTGCCCAGGGCTGCATCGTCGGAGCTCGTGTCTGAGCTAGCCGACCAATAAGAGGACACGACGGGCGGCGGAGATGACGGCGAAGGCCAATGGCCGGGTCGTGAACTGCCGCCGCCCGTCTGTCGCTTAGGAGGAAGATATGCGCCCCATCATAGGCGGAACCGCAGCGGAGCTGTTCGCCGAGAATCAGATTCTCGCGTATGGCGAGCTGGCAATTGAGACAGACACATTCAACATCAAGGTCGGCGACGGCGAGAAACCGTATGCTTTGCTCGCTTCCCTCGGCCGCTATCCCGGCGCCACGGGAGCCGCTGGCGCTACGGGTGCCTCGGGCGCGTCAATCACTGGCGCAACTGGAGCCCAGGGCGGAACCGGCCCGACTGGTAGAACTGGCGCAACTGGCCCGACGGCCGGTGGATGATGCAACTCCACACATCGCCAGACGGCGGGCAGACGATCACGCCCGTACCGGGTGACGCAAGCGGCAACCTCTCCGTAACGATTGCCCCGGCGTCGCTCTCGACGTTCCTGCCAACCAGCGGGAGCATCGTGGCGGGAAACATCAAGGCGGCGGCCGGCAAGCTCTTCGGGGTAAGCGCCGTCAATCAAGTGGCGGCCGTGACCTACCTGCAGTTTTTCAATACGGCGGGCGTGCCGGCGCTTGGTACCAACGTCGTGTTCTCAATCCCGATCCCGGCGGGCTCGGGTAGTGTCTTGACCATCCCCCCGAGTGTCTTCGCGCTGGCCAGCTTCTCGACCGGCATAGCTTGGGGAGCCGCGACAACCGCGACCGGGGCATCCGCTCCGGCCTCCGCTCCAACCGGCATGTGCTTCTACGCATGACGCCAGTCTACACCCCAAAGTACGGCACACTCGCCGCCCTCAAGTCCTACGGCAGGATTAGCCAACCCGGTCAAGCCGACATATCGACCGACGATAGCATCCTGCTCTACCAGCTTGCGCGGGCAGATTGTGCAATCGACCACTACTGCGGGACCGACTTCGCGCATCAGACGAACACTTTGGAGATGGCCCGTAACGTATGGGTCGATAGAAACGGCTGGATACAGTGCCAGGTCCACAAGCCGATAGTAACCGCCTCAACAATCGCCATGCAGATCATGATGGTCGCCAACGGGGCGACAACATGGACCCCGCTGACGCTCTCACAATGTATCTGCATATCCGACATCTCGAACGGCGATGCCCCAAGACCGCAAGCATGGACGTTCATGGCGTATCCAAACATCAAGATCGCGCCAACTACGTTCGGGAACATCCTTGCACAGGTCACCTATACATCCGGCTACTCAACGATACCCGCACAGCTCACGGCAATCAATGTCCGCCTCGCGTGGTTCTACTACAAACTCCGCGAAGCGCCGATGATGAAAATAGATACCCTGAATCTAGGCGTGGTCGAGATACCTGTTGATATGCCTAAGGATATTCGCGGCGAGCTTTCCACGTGGAGGCGTCCGATCCAATGAGCAGGCTCAACGATATCCTTGAGCGAATCAGCGAGATACAAGAGGGCATCGCGGTAAACATCGGCGGCGACGTGCAACAGATCACCCGAGCGTATCCGTATCTTGAGTGGTCTGTGCCGTCCGCCGTGTGCCCATTCTTTGCAAACCACATCGGAGACTTTACGTTTGCTATCGCGGCGACAGGCGGCACCGTTCAGATAGAGCAACCAATCATGATGCACCTTTGCCTGCAACCCGTCGAGAGCGGTATATCCCTCGCCTCGAATCTCAGCTACTCATATGAGTGGATAGACGCAATCATGGCCGCGCTTGTTAGCAAGATACGCTTGGGCGGAGACTTGCCCTACATAGTTGATGCTTGGCCTAAGAGCGGAGGAATTGAGCGCGTAAGTTTAGGTGACGTCGAATACCTCGCGCTACGAATCGACTACACGGTACGGCAGCGTTTCAGCGTGCCGCTCGCCGAATAAGGAGGATACATGCCAATTACCACCACTACGCTTTCCTCTCGCCTGATTCGGCTGCAGCTTGGCCAGGAGTCGACGTGGGGAACCGGCGCTACCGGCACCGCGATACTCAACGGCCTAGACGGTCTGCCAACGATTACGCCGAAGCTCGCCGATATGATCTTCGACGAGCAGCGCGGTTCGCTCGTCCCTTCGTATTCCGTTGCCCAGATAGTTACGGGCGGCATGGTAGACATGAAGGGCTTCGTCACTTACGAGGACATTCTCTACATCTTGTGCGCCGCCTATGGTGCGCCGACTCCGGTGAACGCCGCTCCCCTCTATACGTGGACGTTTGCTATCCCCACCACCGCGACCTTCACGCCAGTCGTCTACACGATGGAACTCGGGGCGCTGGCGGCTACTACGGCGGGCAAGCTTACGGGCTGTACCCTCACGGACTGGACGATTGCCGGCGATCAGCAGAAGGAAATGAGTTTCACCGCCAAGTTCTTCGGCAAGACGTTCACGCCTTCGATCACCCCGACCGGCGCGCTTGGCTATCGCACGACTGAGATTGCCCTGACGCCTTCATGTACCTTCGCCATGGACCCGGCCGCGACCGCCGCCGGCACGACTCCCTACACGGCAACGCTTGTGAACTTCACGCTCACGGGTAACACCGGCCTGGCCCCGTTCTACACGGCGGGAGCGAAGAGCCCTTCGGCTTACACGCACGGCAAGCAAACCCTCGGCTTGAAGGTAGCGCTCGCCTACGCCTCGGCCTTGGACACAGCGCTTGTCTCTAATCTGCTGGCCGGCAAGACGGCGGTCTTCCAGATCAAGGCCGTCTCGGGCACGCACTCGATAGAGATGGACTTCGTAGGCGCGCTCAAGTCTGACCCCGTGTTCTTCGGCGACTCGCAGGGCGCGCAGATCGTCGAGCTCGACATGGACGCGGTGTACGACGCGACTGATACCTACTATACCAAGTTCGTCGTGGCCAACGCCGTCTCGGCACTTCCATGAGATTCGCATACGACAACTCCGGCAGGTTCTGGCATGGCATCCCCATGCGCGACATGGACAAAGCAGAGATCGAAGACGCAGACAAAGACACCTTTGGGGCAGCGGTGAAGGCAGGGGCCTACACCCAAATCAAGGAGCAGAGCGATGTCAAAAGCGATAGAAGTGGTACTGAGTGACGGCCGAACGATCATCGTCCGCGAGCCCGAGGCCAGTGAGTACCTAAGAGTTACATCGATCTCTCTCACTATCGCGATGCTCCGCAAGGGGCTCGAGGTAGGCAAGGACGAAGAGGACGGCGTGCGGCGAATCATGGCGCTGTTATCCGGCCTCTCGTTCGAGGATGTTAGCGCCCTCTCATACGGCGACTATGCGCGTCTGCTGCTGGGCGTCTTAGGCATCGTCGGAGAGGCGATGGAAGACGCCCCTTTAGTGACGCCGACGCCTACGGACTCCTCGCCTACGAAAGCGGACTGAATGCGTCCCCCCCGGCATCTTGTCAGGCATGGATGAACGAACTCCGCATGAAGCGCATTTTGTGGCAGGAGTACGGCATCGTCACTGAGCTTTCCTTTGTTGAGGTGGGCCGCGCTTTGCGCCTTCATAACCTCGAAGCTAAGCGCGCTGAGAATCTGAGGACCCGTTGAGTGACTTCGAGATTATCGGCCAGATAGTCATCGCTGGCGACTCGGAAGCAATAGCCGCGCTAAATGAGCAGCTCGGCGTGGCCGACGGCAAGCTTGCGGAATTTGGCGCGCGAGCCGACGCGGCAAGCGGGCAGATCATTGCCACGGGCGAAGCCGCTACGGTCGCAGGCGACGAACTCGCCGGGGCGGGGGCAAAGAGCGCCGTTGCCGGTGATGAGGTTCTGGCGTCGGGCGAAAAGGCCAGGGCTGCGAGCGGTCTCTTTAGTGGCATGGGCGGCGCGATGGGCGCGATGGGCGCGGCTTTTATGGGCTACTTTGCCATCAAGAAGGTAGGGGAATTCCTGATCGACGGCGCGAAGGGCGCGGCCCAAACCCAGCAGGCGTTTGACCTCTTATCGAAGTCCATGACTCGCAACGCTGGAGCTACCAAGGGGCAGGTAGACGCGACTGAGAAGTGGATCATGGCCAACGCTCGGGCGACTGGCATTTCCCACCGCGATCTTATCCCCGACATGCAACGGCTCGTTGATACAACTCACAGCACCACGAAGGCACAAGCGGATCTCACCGCGGCAGAGGACATATCTGCGGGCACGCACAAGAGCTTGACGACCGTGGTCCTGGCACTCATCAAAGGCGTGAACGGCACAACGAGCGGCTTCTCGCGCTTCGGCCTGGCCACCAAAGACGCCTCGGGCAAAGCGCTTACGTTCACGGAGATCATGAAGAACGCGAACAAGGTTTACGGCGGGGACGCGGCGGCGGCGGCCGATTCGACCGCAGGCAAGATGGCCCGTCTGGGCGAATCGTGGTCGCAACTCAAAGACCAAATCGGCGAGAAGGCCATGCCGGTTATCGGCGCCGCGCTCGACAAGTTCATTGCCGGTATCGACTTCCTGATGGCGCACAGCCAGCAGTTTAAGGACTTCTTTATCAAGGTGTGGTCAGAGATCGGGCCTTTCCTCACGAGCTTGGCCACGGATATCTATACGATCATCGCCGGAATCG